TAACGACAGCGTCTTCAACATCACCGTGATCAATTTCTTCACCGCTATCAGCTCTATCACTAAGAAACTTAACAGCCGGTGTGACTGCATTTTTAATAATACGCGCAGTATAACCAGCACGTGCCTTAGGATAACCAAGATGAACAAGCTCACTATGAATAGCGTTTTGTAGGCTTATAAGTTGCTCCTTCTCAGAACCCTCAGCATCAAAGCGACCACCGGGAAAAAGAGCATCAAAAACCGGTTTAACGATCATTTCTACGACTTCATCGGCTGACTTACCGGTCTTCTTGATTAAATCGGCAAAGAGATATGTATCACCACCACGACCGGTAACAGCTTGCTTAGTTGCAGCTGCAAATGGTTCATATTCAGCTCCAATCGGTGCTTCATTAAGAACTCTATTAAAATAAGCTTCAAAGATAAGATTTTCGTCGTTTTTCATGTCTTGAATTATTTATTCTCTATGGTATAATATTGTCATTATGTGTGGAATTTTTGGCTCTCCATCGTTTAGTAAATATATAAAGCTTTACGATAAAAATAAAGAACGCGGAACTTTTGCTTATGGCGGGCTCTATTTGAGTCATTCTTACGATGCAGCTATGAAGATTGGTGGTACAGTCGATCTTTCACCGGCAATGTTAATTAATAATCGCGATGTGCAAATGAAGCCATCAGAGTTTTATTACTTTCTTGGACATACACAGGCACCAACAAGTATAAAACGGACATTTGAAGAACCAACATCGCATCCATTTACTCACGGTGTATGGGTTGTAGCACATAATGGTGTTCTGACAAATGATACGAAGCTAAAAAATAAAATTAAAGACAAGCTAAGTTATAATGATGTTGATACTTCTGTTATACCGGCTTTACTCCATCAATATTCAGAAGAAGATGAAAACGAGGTTAGTGTAATTTGTGAAGTGTTATCAAAGCTCGAAGGTACGTTTGGTCTCTGGATTTATAATAAGCTATCTCATAATACGTATATTGCGCGATCCGGTAGCACACTCTATGCAGATTTGATTAATAACACCTTCTCCTCTCTTCCAGAAAGTGATTTTATAAGTCTTGAAGAAGGTGTGTTATACCTTCTTACACCAGAAGGCCTAACATCTGTAGGAGGCTTTACAAATAATTCACCGTTTTTCATTTTATGATAATAGTATCCTGCACCCAGCTTGCTGACTACAAACAGACTCTTCTTTATAAAAGCCTTGCAAAGCTTGACGCTCGGCGTGACGTTTCTTTTACAGATAAATTTTTAACAAAATTACATTTCGTAACCCAAAATAAAGACGGTCTATCAAAAGTGTATAATGAATTTCTCGATGAATCCTTTACGCAAATTTTGTTTGTTCATGATGATATTTGGATTGATGACGCAGGATTTCTTGACAAGCTTAAAGAAGGCCACGAAAAATACGATATTATCGGAGTAGCTGGTGGACTAAACCCAGTTATTAAAGCACCCGCTCTCTGGCATATTATGTGCGGAGGCTTTCAAGGTAATAATCTGAGAGGATTCGCCGGTCACTATCTCCCTGATAGCACTACATCGATTACAAACTTCGGTCCATCACCAGCTCGTGTCGCTGTTATTGACGGTGCGTTTATGTCAGTTAATGTTGAGAAGACACGTCAGGTTAATTGGAGGTTTAACGAGAATTATACATTCCATCATTATGACCTATCGAGCTGTCTTGACGCAAATAAGAAAAAGCTTAAACTCGGTGTTGTATCAATTTTAACATATCATAACTCACCTGGACTAAGAGATATTAATGATAAAACATTTAACGAAAACCAAACAAAGTTTTTACAAGAGTATGCTAGCTATTAATAATAAGCGGTAGTATTATAGTAGAGAATGTCTAAAATTGATCATGACTATTTTGAGAGGGTAATGGTAGGTAAAGCGTTAACCGACGAGACCTACCTAGCATCTATTGTTGATTACGTAAAACCTATCTATTTTAAGGACAAAGACATTAAACCTATCTTTGAGATTATCAAAGAGTTCTTTACACGTCGTAGTGCCTGTCCGACGAATACAGAAATTAAAGCGCAGCTTGTAACAAAAGAACTTAAAGATTCATATATTAAGGCTGTTGAAAAAATTAAAGAACTCGATTTGAATTTAAATGCTGAAGAGCTCTATAAGAATACAGAGACATTTTTAAAAGAAAAAGCTGTATACCATACAATGCTTGAAGTGGTTGAAAAGCCTGACATGGACACGACAAAGATTTTAGAAAAATTCGAAGAGTCGTGTAATATATCTCTAACTACAGAGAAGGGATTGGATCTACTTAACGATGTTAATAAGCTTATTGATAACCTGAGTTCACAGATCAATTTTATCCCTACGGGTTGGACTTGGTTAGATGATAAGATCGGCGGTGGATTTCTTCAAGATGGCCGAGCGCTCTATATCTTTACCGGTGAAACGAATATCGGTAAGAGTATCTTTTTAGGAAATGTAGCTCTTAATATTGCTAAGCAAGGTAAAAACGTACTTCTTGTAACCCTTGAAATGCCTGAAGTAATTTACGCACAGAGAATTGGCTCGAATATTACTAAGATACCTTTAGGTAAAATTCGAACTGAATTACCTACATTTAAGCAATCTCTTGAAGAGTATGCTACTGATAACCCAGAAGCTAAAATTCTAATTAAAGAGTTTCCTCCTTCTACTATTACTGTAGGTGCTCTGCAGTCTTACATTAAGAAGCTTCGTGATCAAGGATTAAAGTTTGATGCTATTGTACTCGACTATGTCAATCTCTTGACATACCCTGGCGACGGTAATAGCTATGAGAAGATTAAAAAGATTACTGAGCAGCTTCGTGCGCTAACATATATCTTTAATTGCCCGATTATAACCGCCACACAGGTCAATAGAAGCGGTTTCGGTGTATCAGATCCTGGAATGGAAACCATTTCTGAAAGCTCGGGTCTTGCTATGACTGCTGACGCTATTATGTCTATCTGGCAGGAAACTACAGATAGAGAGCTTGGTGTTATTAAGATGGGAATGATGAAGAATCGATTTGGTCCTAACTTCGGTCAGTGCATTCTACGTATTGATTACTCAACACTCACTCTTACTGAAGACGAGCATATTAATGATACAGAGGCCAGCGCTAGTACAATAAACGCTCTCGCAGCTTTATCTAATTAAGAACATTGATTTAATTGTCTTTATTGATAATTAGTTAGATCAATGAAGCGATTAGATTATAGTGGTACGCTGATAAATTATGAACGCGAGCATCTGTTTTTAGCGTTTTGCTCTTACGTGACATTAATTCACGCTAAAAAGCTTAATCTCGCTAATGTCTTTCTCTTGGTACTTCAAAATAAAAATCTAAGAGATCTTTTTAAGCTTTACTGCGATGTTGATAACGATTATGCCGTCGTGCAAGCTTTTCTCGCGTTTGATCCTAGTCTTCATAAAAGCAAATATGTAATGAAGTACTTGAATAATAGCAAAAAGAAGATTACAATCTAGAGATGGAGCTATCTCTTACGGATTTCGAACAATATATCTATAATACACATCTTAGAATATCTCGTGGCAGAAAAGGACTCCCGTACAAATATAGAAAAGACTTTAGCTATCTACCCGACACACACGTTAATAGCTTAAAAAAGATCTCTATCTTTCTAGCAAAGTTTCCACATATTAAGCTCGAAAATTTTCTTAAAGCTCCATACGTCATATATCCCGATCAAGAGCATTTCGAACTTGATTACTATACAACATTAAAAGCAACTAAGGCTTATACGCTCTTTGAAAAAAGACTTGAGACAATGGACCCTGATACCGATGAACAATTAAAAAATATAATTGAATCGTTGAAATATATTTTACAATTCTGCAAAGAACAAAGTATTGAAATCGACAATTATATTGAGCATATGACCGGTAGCTCTCTTTCGTATATCTTGCATCTCAAAGAACATAGAGTAAATGTTTATAGCTTATTTGGATTTTCACCGTTTGAACGAAGTATAAGAGCACAAGACCCTGAGCTTTTAAAATTCATTCTAGGCGACGACTTTCTAAGTAATCTACCAAGCTTTCGATTAAAATACTTCGTTTCTAAAAAAGCAAAAACATTAATTGAACTTGGCATAAAAAAAATAAAAATACAAAAAACTACTTGATTAAACTAAAACCACAACCTATTATTAAAGAAATTAAATATGAGCACCTCATTCACATCATCAATGTTTGATAGCATTAAGTCAGCCCTTACGAAGACCAACGAGGGCACAAATACAAAGTTTAAGGATTATCTTAAGACTGAGCCCGGTAATACTTATACAGTTCGTCTCCTTCCTAATGTCAAGGATCCTAATAAGACCTTCTTGCACTACTATTCTTATGCTTGGAATAGTTTCGCCGACGGTAAGCTTATTAACGTAATTAGTCCCACCACTTGGGGTCAGCGCGATCCTATTGCTGAAGAAGGCTATCGTATTCGCCGTAACGGTACTGAGGAGGAGAAGGATAAGGCTCGCGCTCTTAACCGTAAGGAGAGCTGGTTAGTAAACGTTTACGTTGAAAACGATCCTGTACGCCCTGAAAATAACGGCACAATTAAGGTTCTTCGCTATGGTCGCCAGCTTGGTAAGATTATTATGGATGCCATTGAAGGTGAAGATGCTGCTGATTTCGGTCCTCGTATCTTTGATCTTTCACCGAATGGATGCAGCTTCCGTATTAAGGTTGAGAAGCAAGGTGATTACCCGACTTATGTGTCATCGAAGTTTGCGCTTCCTAAGGCAGTAGTTGGTCTCAATCCTGAATCATACGATGAGATTTATAATAACGTTTTTGATCTTGAATCGTATCTTACAGTCAAGAGCTATGATGAACTTAAGGAGCTTCTTGATGTTCACTATTACTGCAAGGCAGACGTCGTTGAAGATGAAGAGCCTGTTATTGCAGCTCCTAAGGTTGAATCTGCTCCTAGACCCGTAGTTACCCCTAAGCCTGTAGTTGCTGAAAAGCCGGCTCCTGCTACCAGTCTTGATGATGATTCAATCGCTGATCTTCTCAAGGGACTTGAATAATAATGGATACGTTTAACGACGCAGCTTTAACGCCTGATCAGCTCAAACTGCTTACGCTGCAGTTTATGGGCCAGCACGTTACAGGAGATCTAAAGGAGTTAGATAAGAATCTCGTTGGTAAGAATCAAACGCTGCAGGGAATGGTATTAAATCCAGTAGAAGTGCTTAATACCATTACCGCGCCTGTAGCTCCTGCTCCACCTGCTCCGCAACCAAGTCTTGAAGTACATCAACCAGCGCCTGTTGAGCAACCTACGCAAGTTGCTACAGCTCCTGCTACTGTCTTGACTCAGCAACCCAAAGTTGAAGAAATTTCCATTAATACAAATCAGCTTGAGTTTAATTTCGAAACAAGCCCTCTTTCGGTTCGAATTTTTGAGGCTTTAGAGCGCATTGAGAAGAAGCTTACATTAATTGATGATAGGCTTTTTGCTCTAGAGAACGCTAAAAAAAAGGACTAATAAAACGCTTGTTTAAGCGAGTAATGAGTCTATTATAATGTAATGATTCTTACTATACCTGATAGAGAGGACTTTTTAAATAACTTCCTTACACCGTTAAGCAGAGTAGCTGATAGTGCTGTCTTAAAGTTAAAAACTGATAGTATTTCAGCTATTATTACAACAAGCGATAACACTCTCGTTGTACATGCTGTCTATAGCAATATCCTATCAGGTATTGAAAAAAATCTTAATATTCCTGATCTTAAAAAGCTTTGTAGAGTACTCTCGTGTATTGAAGATCAAGGCTGTGCGTTAGATATTTCTACTAATCATATTGGCTTTGAATCAACGTCGGTTCGTTTTAAGTATCACCTATACGAAGATAATATTATTAAAACACCTAAGCAGATCAATCTTGACCGTCTAAGTGAACTGCCGTTTGATGGTAAATTTACAATACCCTTTACATCAGTAAGTGCTCTTATTAAGGGTAGTTCTATTGCGACAGAGTCAAATAAAATATACATCACGTTTAAGGATACAGATGTGTTTGGTGAATTGACAGATAAGTCACGTGCTAATACAGACTCTTATGGCATTAAGATATCATCAGACTTTACTGGTGATCTTATTAACGTTCATATGCCGTTGAATTTTGAATTATTTAGAATAATTTCTTGTATGAAATACAAGGTATTAGAAGCTAAGGTTGCGTCAAAGCGCGGTCTTCTAACGCTTGATACCGGCACTGAAACTACAAAGATGAAATTTATCGTCTCCGCTTTACAGAATTAAAAATATGAGTAACAACAAACTAAAGACACCAGGCTATTTTATTAAACGCTTACGCGATAACGGATTCATTGTTATTCGTCTTTTTTCAGTTTATGCTAAGAGTGATCCACGTAGATGGACAGTGATTGTAAATCCAAGTGAACGCTCGGTTATGATTACCTGTTATGCAAATAAAAACAACTTTGGCGAAATCTTGTTCGAGCTTAACGATGGAGGCGCCCATATTCCAAAGAATTTTAGTATACAGACAGATAGTATTGAAGTAA